GGCTGCGCCAAATTTATGCGCTGAATAAGAAGCCCCCGTTGACGTGTTAAAGTTTCGAAGCCCGCTTTCTTTATATGCGCCCCCGTTCGCCCAATTGTTGACCGTAATTGAAAGCCCTGTTGTGCTGCGTATGTATTGCGCGGCAAGTATTACTTCCTTTCGAATAAACATAACCGACCGAGCCCCGAATTTTTCGTATGTAACGGGGTCAATAAATTCGTCAAGCTTGAAATTTTCGCTTATTTGTGTTCTATTCATTTTTTTTTAGTTTAGTTCTTCAAGGAATTTATTTGTAAAACGCCAAAGCCCGTTAAGTTCGCCTTCAGCTTGCCGAAGTCGCGCTTCTTGGTCAACGTTTTCTTCGCTTATTTCTTTTAGTTCTTCGTCAAGTTCGTTAATTAACTTTATTTTTTTGTCAAGCCGTTCGCCAATGTGTGCTATATCGGTGCGTATTTCTTGAAGTTCTTGCGCGGCAAATTGTTCTTTTAAGGCGTGTTCAGCTTTCGAAACTTTGTTTGCTTCAACTTCTTCAAATTTCTTTTCAAGCGCTGCAATTTTGTCTTCGTGTTCTTGTAACATAAAATAAGACCCCGCAATTGTAAAAAGAATTGCGCCAATACTGAAGGCGTTATTTGAAACGAACGCTTTAACCAATTAGTCAAGCACGAAAGCGCCGCCGCCTGTTATTTCCCACGTAAATTCTTGCGAAACGTCCGCTGTTGCGTCGACCGCCGTGTTGCCTGAAGGGTCGAAAATGTAAAAGCGGTTAAATTCGCCATTGTTGCCGCCCAAAGTGTTTAATTTAAACCCTAAAGTCTGCGAAGCTGCAATTGTAAAACATTCATTTTGACCTGAAAGCCCGTTTTCGCTTGTGTTTGTTTTTGCGCTATAACTATCGAACTGGTCAATATTAGCGAATGTAAAGGGTAGGTTTTTAATCAAAATACTACGCGCCGAAGCGGTCGAAAACATTGTTGTTCTAATTGAAAAACTCCATTTTAAATGCACGGTTTTACCTATTATATTGTACATCAAATAGTCGCCCGAAACAGGGGGCAAAACTGTTGCCGTGTCCGTACCGCCACCACTTGCAAAGGTATTTTGAACAACGTCAGTCGACCCGTTTAAGTTTATTGTAGTCCAAGCGCCCAAGTAAGGCGCTGAAGCTTCAGCAATTTTTTCGTGAATTGTTAAAGCTGCAAATAATTTAAAATTCGTTGCGGCAATTATATTATATTGAAGCGCCGCCGTTCTTAGCTGGTAAGTGTCAAACGTGCCGCCGCTGTCGAAAGTCTTGTTGCCCGCGCTGTCAAAAGCTGTGCTTGGTACAAATGTAACTTCTTCGCCTGAAGGCGCTGTTCCTGTTATGCTTTGCGCGTTGAATTTATATACTTCGCCCTGAATTACAACGTAACCAGCGGCAACGCTTATATTAACGCCGAGCGTAATTTCGCAACCGCTTAAAATATAGCTTTCTTCATTCGCTACGCCCCAAGCTGTGACAATTCCAAAAAAGGCTTCGCGCACGCTGTCGTCAATAAAGCGAAAGTCGTCTAAAACTATTGGCAAGCCGCCGACGTCTGTTGTTATAAATTTATTCATTTTTAGTATGTTACAATTGTGTAATTTTTGCCCGCTTGGTTGTAAAAGTCAACTTTTGCCCGAACTACATTTTCAACGTAAGTAACGGCGACGGGTATGTTTATAATATAATTAATTTCGTTTATTAATTCGCTGAAGTTCTTGAAGTAAACAGGCGTTGCGGCTTCGGCTTTGTTGAAAACAAACAAAGGCGGCTTTTGTTCTATAACGTTAAACAAAAACAGCCAGTCAAGTTCTTCGATATTGTCTATATAAATTCCCCGCCCTATTGGGTCAAATTGGTCGTTAAGATAGTGTTCAAGATATATAATTTGACTTGTAAACTGCAACAAATAAAGTGTATTGTCGCGAAAGGAATTAAAAATAATATTCAAGTCGCCGACCGCTTCAACAAGTGAATACAAAAACGAAAGGTTTGCGTCACTTCGTAAGAAGTACGGCGTTAAGTTATAAACGATATGTCGAAAGTCGATATTAAACACTTATTATGTTATAAGTAAACGTGCTTGTAATTTCGTCAAGTGCTAAATAACCCGCGTCGGGCAAATATTCCTTATTTATTGCCGTATAGGTTAAAGCCCCAAACTTTGCGAACGCGCTGTTAAGTGTCGCGTCAATTACGCCTTCAGCGCTTTGCACTTCGTCGGTTAATTCCATTAATGAAAGCACGCCATTAAACGGCAAGCTTTTAATTTTTGCTTTTATAGCGTCAATAACAGGAAACTGAGCGGGGTCACTTATAAGCGAACCGTCAGGGGCTAAAAGTATTGGGTCATATTTTATAAAATAGTTAACTTTTAAGTCGTCAGCGTTGCCGCTTGTTACGCTGGTCGCTGTGCCAGCAAATTTAATTTGATTAATATAGCCTTGCGCCCCGCTAAGTTCTGCGGCGCTTAATGCTTCAGGGTCGCCCGCCAAATCAAACTTCGCAAGTTTAATACGTACCTGAAACCCCGCGTCAATTACTGCGGCGGTGTCGATTACTCGGTTCGCTGGTGTTATTGGGTCGTAACCGTATTGTGTGCCCGACCATACTAAAGCGTCGCCGTGTTGGTATAATAAAATTTGTGTGTGATACCAAAGCCCTGTCCCCGTCGGCAATTGCAACGCGCGCGCTTCAACTTCAGCTTTGAACAAGTCCCAAACGTTTTCGTGTACGTTTATTGCAACAGCCGTAAGCCAAGCCCAAAGCCGCCAAATTGCAACCTTAGAAGTGCTTGTAAGGTCATTTAAAAGCGTTTGGCTGTCGTCAATTGCTGGTTGCAAAGCATTTAACGCCGTTTGGTTTTGCTTTTCAGTAATTATACTGTCATAAATAACTTGTATTGTTCGCGCCATTTGTTACATTTTATTAACCGCTTCGCAAAATTCGACAACGTGCTTATGAATAAGCGCCCATTTCATTGAAGCGACGCAATTTTTAAGCGTTTCTTCTTCGGTGCTTCCTGTAATATTTATTTCGCCGTTTGACTTTTCAAGCTGCGTCATAACATTAAGGCGGTTTTTCATTTCTGAAACATTAAGCCCCCCTTCAGGTGTTACGTTAACACAAGCTTTTGCAAGGTCTTTGAACGTTATAAATTCGTTTTCGTCTTTTGTTATTTCGGTTTTTTTATTTTTAAAGCTTCCCATTTCTTTTGATTTGAATTAATATTTTTACCAGCTTGTCGTGTCTTCAATTGTCGGCGGTGTCGGCAAGTGTTCGGCTTCTTTGAAGTGCGCGATAAATGCCGCCCTTGCTTCTTCAAGCGTTGTGTCGGCGTCAAGGTTAAGATCGTATTGTTGCGGCGTTGCGGCTTCATAATATGCGCCGTCAAGCGTGCCGCTGAACTTGTGAAAGTCGTAAACTTCGTTTATTAACCTTCTTAAAATAGTTCCTTCGTTTACTAATTCTGTCGCCTGTGCTGTTGTTAAATGTGACATTTGTTTTTGTTTTATTTTATTAACTAACTATTGTAACTAACCCATCAACTACTGTGATATTTGTTACTGCTCCTGTAAAGTTTGCTCCTGCAACTCCGTTTACTTTGTATCTTGTGGCGTTTAGGTTTCCGACTACTTGTAAGGTATCTGTCGGTGTAGCTGTTCCAATGCCTACGTTACCGCTTGAAAGCATTGATAAAAAAGTAGTTGAAACGCTGCCAATATTTAAAATAGTTGTTCTATTGGATTTTACTAAAAAGGCTGTATTTATATCTGTTGTTTGACCTAACGCCATTGCAGCACCATCTCCCGTTACTCTTACGTAATTTTCAAACTCCGTAGATACTTTGTTTTTTATTAATGTTGGTTCGATTTGAATACCAGTTTGATTAGCATTTCCCACTCTTAAATACAAAAATTTTGTAGCTGCTGCGTTTAATGTCGTGTTACCTACCCCGTCTTGCGTCATTGCGTGGTTGGCGATGATGGAAGCTAACGAAGCATTTTGAATCTGCATAAAAGTTAAACCGCCTACTATTTTCATTCTACCGCTTACAGCAACGCCGCCAATTTCTGTATCATTTGCTCCCGCTATTTTTGCAGCGCCAACAACTTCGAGTTTTTCGCTCGGTGTGGTCGTTCCTATTCCAAAGTTGCCCGTTCCTGTAATAGACAAATCAAAACCCGCGTTTGTTACTGTTGTATTTGCCGTTAAAGTGCCCGAACCGCTGTAAATACCATTGCCGTCGGCGGCGCCCCCTAAGAAGTCAACAACGTCAACTTTTTTAAGGTTGCCCGCGTCGCTGGTGTCGCTTATAAGTACAAAGTCGCCCGTCACGCCCGTTACCGTTGTTTTATTTGTTATTGCTGTTTTGTCAACGGTTAAAACCGTCGCCCCTGTAACTTCGCCCGTGTGTGTTGGCGCGCCGCCAGCAAGTGCAACAATTTGACTAATCGAAGCTTTTTTTGAAGTACCTAAAGGGTCACTTGTAAGGTCGTCAACGTCAACAACGTGAAGTAGGTCAGAAAGTGAAAGCGTTACAATTGCGCTTTTATCGGTTAGTTTTGCCATTAGTCGAATTGATAGGGGTCGCCGTTCATAAAATTGAAGGGGTCGCCGTTCATAAATTGTTTTTGATTAACAACAGGCACAAAAGCGCCGTCGGCGTTGTTGGTAACGTGTGCCGCTGTTATATATTTGTTTTTTACTGTCAAGTTGCCCGTTATTTCGGTGTTAATAACAACTTCCTGAAGCGCCGTTAAGTCGGTGTTAATTGTTAAAGCTGCGTTGTTTGTAAAAATAGTAAACAAATCGTCAAGTGTGCCGTAATTTTGAAGCACAACGTCGAAAATATTTTGACCTTCTTTTACAATATATTTTTCAAGCGCCATTATTTTAACCTTTCAGCGTCTATATTAATAACAAATTCGGGGCTTACCTGAATAACCTTTGTAATTAAATTGTCCGCTTTTAATTGTGTTTTAATTTCTTGCTTCAGTCTTTGCGGGTTAAGCGTCGCCCCCTGAAAGTCACGAACGCCAAGACCAACGAAAGGGTGTTGATAGTATTGACCTTCCGAAGCCCTTAAAATGTGTTGAATGTGCATTTGATCCGAAGCTTTAACAACAAAGTCGCCGCCGCTAATCTGAAGCGCTTCTTTTTGCGTGTTTGGTATGCTTTCAAAAATTATATCTTCAACTGTTAAAGTCATTTAGTGCGTTACTTTAGTGTTTTCAATGTCTTGCGCTGTTGTTGTCGGCGCGATTATGTCACTATTTTGCGAAGTCGTCGGCGTTATAACCCCAACAACCGCCGAAGCGCTAATTGTCGCCGTTGTTACGTGCGTATGTAAATTAAAACTTTGAACAAGCCCGTTATGTGCTTTTTCAAGCGCGTTAATTTTACTTATAAGGTCGGCAATAATTATAAGCCCGCCGTTACCGCCGTCGTTAAGCGTTATTTCGTCGCAATTTAAAAGAACTTTGTCAACTTCAACGAACAAAGATACAAACGCCGTGTCTTTTGACAAAAACGTTACGACAACGTGACTGTTGACTTTAGGTATTTGAACCCAGCCCGACGAAGCACTTCGCGCCGCCTGAAGTGTAACGTTAAACAATTGCGCGCCGTCGTTTATTGGCGTACAAGTGCAAGTTCGGGCGCTTTCGTCAACTTCGTCAACGGTTGCGACAATAGAGTAAAGTTCTTCTTCGCCCTTCGACACTTGTTCAATTATTTCTTTAATTGTCATTTGTTTAACTTAGTGTTCAAAGTTATTGTTTGCCTGAAGCCCCCAAGCCCAAAAGTTTTTACAACTTTTTTAACTAAAAAAACCCCTTCGCGTTCAGGAAACTTGCGCGAAATTAAATTTACTGTGTCGCCGTGTTGAACGCTGGGTTTGCCGAACGTTGTCAGGTCGCCAAGTGCGCCCGTTAAAATACGGTTTTCAAGCTTGTTAATAGTGTAAAATTCAAGGTCTTTTTTTGTTATTTGGCTTTTTATAGCAAGCTTTTCAATTTCGCCTTTTTGCGGGTCTTTGTCGCTGGTGTTGACTTTATTGTTTTCGTACCAAGCGAAAAATTCAATAACGCTGTCGTCGTCTTGCTTGCTTGACCCGTAAACGGTCAAAAATAAGTCGTCGGGGTCGCCTTGTTCAAGCCCGTTGTCAATTATATTTTCTTCGAAGTCGAAGTTGTGCTGTTCGCCGTTGTCATAGTAAGCAAGCCCGACTTGAAGCACGCCGTCACGCACAAAAGAAACAAGCCCGTAAATTTTGCGAAGTTCTTCAATTACCGCCGCTGGCGTGACCCTTGTAAGTCGCAATTGACCAAGTTCAGCGTTAACAGCTTCGAAGTCAATAGTCGAAATTTCTGTTAATAGGTTCTTCAAATTAGTGCTTTTAAAGCTTTTTGTTATTGTGCTTTGTTTGAGTAAATACGCCGCGTCTTCGACGTCAATAGTAATAACGTTGTCAACAGCTATACGCCGAATATAGCCTTCAAACTCGGTGTTTAAAAAAGGAAAATAACCAAGCTTAACCGTTACCGCGTCGCCGCGCTTGAAAAAGCCTTCGTCGCCGACGGTTATATTACGCCCGTCACGCTTGAAGTTGTTCGGCAATTCTATTTTACAAGTGTCGGTTAAATTTTCCCAAGTGCTTTCTATTTCAACACTAATAACCGCCGTGAAAGTTGTTTCGTTAATTGTTATTTCACTGCGAAGCCTTAACAATTTAAACGGTGTTTTTTAGGTTTTCAATTTCAAAGTCGTGCGTTTCAAGCTTTATTTCGTGCTTTAAAACAATTTTATTTATTTCTTTTAGTTCTTCAAGCGTCTTGCCGTACAATTTTGTAAGATCGTTAATTTTATCTTTAAAAGTTTGCGTTGCCGTTGCTACTAAATAAGCAATTAAAGCGCTTATAAAAGTTAATAAAATACCTATAACAAATAAAGCTATTGTTTGCCCTTCCATAATTTAAAATTGAAACCCGTTAAGTGAAAATTCGCGAACAATTAAGCCCCTATCGTTTGCGGCGTTGCCGTTCGACTTGTAAGTTTTAAAAACGACGTCGAAAACTTGACCAATTGCCGCCGTGCCTGTAACCGTGAAGCTTAAAGAGTTTGTAAACCCTTTTACTTCTGTTTGCCCTATCGAAGTAAGAATTTCAGTTTGTGTTGAGCCGTCGCCAGCGCGAAGAACGCATTCAATGAAGCCGTTTTTCAAACCGCCGCCGCTTCCTGTGTCGTCAAATTCTACGGTTGCCGAAACTGCAACAAAAAAATTGCCGTCGTTTTTGTTGTTATAAGTGAATGAAGTGCCAGCGCCGTTATTGTCTTGCGTACCGTTGCCGTTTATATCTGTTAAAACCCGAACCGCAACAGGAAAGGTTGGCGTATTTGTAAAAGCGTTTGGGCTTTTTAAGTTTGCGGGTTTAAAAACAATTGTATTGCCGTCGTTTAAAGCCGCAAAGTCAAGCGCAATTTCGTTACCCGTAACTTGTAGCGTTCCTTTCGCGTTGCCGTTTAACAAGCCTTGATTTGCTTGAATTATGTAAGCGTTTTGTGTACTATAATCAAAGTCCGAAACCGCGCCCGTTGTAAGTCCTATATTTATAAAAGTGTTTCCCGAAATTGTACCGAACCCCGTTGTACTTGTTGCGCTTATTTTTAAGCCCGTTTGTGTTTGTTGGGGGTGCAATATATTACCGTTGAAATTAGTCGCCCCAAAAGAAGAACTTAAAAGTTCGACCATTGCCGCCGTTGCGTAACCGCTGGGTGTTGGAATTGTGCCTTCGTCAAACCAGCGCACAAACTCGCAAGACGAAATTTGAAGCTTTGAAACGCTTTTAAATTGGCAACCTATCGAAGACGGGGTTAAATACCAAAAAAGGGTTTGTTGTAAGTCGCAAAGGTCGAAGCCTTCAATAAAAAGAACGTCGTAACAATTACGAAATTGACAATTAACCAGCGTTAAAACTTTTAGCCGCCCCGCGTTGTATTCTGCGGCGTCGTAATTTCTCGCACGAAGAACTACGTCGCCCGCTGTTGTGTTGCTTGAAGAAAGTTTTAAATTTATTAACTGAAAATTAACGTCACGAATTGTAATAAAGTCGCCCGCGCCATTTGCGCCCGTATATTTTAGCCCGTCTTTGTCGCGGTCGTGACCAACAAGCGCAACGTTGTCTTCTGAAGTTGTTATTGAAAGCCTATTCGTGCAGCTAATAACGCCGCGAATTAAGTAAGTTGTATTTGCTTGTAAGGTAATAACGCCCCCGACGGCTGCGCCAAAGTCGCTTTCTTCGCTTACTTCAATAGTGGTAACCGCGTTCAGGTTTGACGTTATGTTTGAAAGTATTTGCATTATCCAACAACAACAACGTTAACCGTTTTAGTTGCGCCGTTTGCGTCAATTGTTATTGTGTTTGTGCTGGTGTGTTCTACGTCAACAATATATTCTTCTTTTGTCGTTTGGTCGTAAACTGAAACAACAACCGCTTCACTTCCTAAGTTGTGCGTTATTACTTGCGCCGTCGGTGTTACGCCAATTGATACGCCCGTTTGTGTGTATTTTGAAACGGCGCTTGAAAGCTGCGCGTTTATTTCGGTTCTTAGTTTTAACGGCGTTATTGCTTTGGTGTCATTTGTGCCCGTTGTTGTTTCGGCTTGTGTTGCAAGTGCAATTATTCCTTCGCTGGTTTCGGTCGCGGGGTTTAAGTTCCTTTCAACAATAACCCAGTCAGCAAGCGTCGAAGCGCTGTCGATCTTTGAAAAAAGCGTGTCGCCTATGCTTACCGCTTCAGTAAAAAAGTTTCCCCCCGCTGTCACAACGTACATATCGCCTTTTGTTACCCCTGAAGGCGAAGCGTCAAGGTCGGGGGTGTTTGTTGCTGCGTTGTAACCGCCTTTAAAGTCAAGTAAACCTTCGACCGCTGAAAGGTCGGCTAAAACTTTGACCGTTGCCCCGTCGTAAAACTTAACCGTATTACTTGTGCTGTTATACCAAAATTGAGCTTCGGCGGGGGTGCTTACGTCTGTTGCTAAGACCTGAAACTTGACGTTTTGAATTTCATTTTGATTAAGGTCTAAATTTACTGCTATTTTCTTTGTTGCCATTGTGTTTTAATTTAAGTAAGCCTTGCCGCTAAACGCCGCCGTAAAATTTATTTCTAAACTGTTGTTATTTATGTATTGAATTGCGCCTTCAACAAGGTTGCCGCTACTATCGACAACCGTAACCGCTGGAAACTTCAGCAAGTTGTGTGAAATATACCAGCCCGTCGCCGCTGCGCCTTGCGTGTGCGTGTACGTTTGTTGTTGGTAAGGTAGCGAAGCCCAAACCGTTGAACCGTCGCCAATTTTAAAGCGTTGCGTGTCAGTTTCAAGCGCTGGTTCGCCTTGTGCTAAAATAGGGTTATTTGAAGCCCAATTTGCGGCGGTGTCGCGTCTAAGTTGTATTTGAATTAAAGCGCTCACGCCGAACCGCCATTTAAAAGCCCGTTAACCGAAGGAAACGAAACCGTTGAAGCTGCGCCGCCGTCAACACATAAAATAATAGGGCAAGCCGAAGGGTTAACCCCTGAAGCAATTATTTGAGCCGCTGAAGTTAAGCCGCTTTGAAGTGTTGCCGCTGCGTTTACTTTGCCGCCTTTTATTATTGCTATTGAAGTGATGCAAGCCATTAAACAAACGTTTCTTGTTTAAGATCGCTGTTTATAAGCGTTGCAAGTTCTATTTTGCCGCTGCTCTTTTCTTCTGTACCGCCGTCAAAGTTCACGTTTACAGCTGTCGTTTTAACTTCGTAATAAATAGCTTTTCCGACAACGCCCTTACTTGTGTTGTCAGCATTTAAGTAAATTTCAAATTTGCCGTTTGGCGCGTCAATTATATTAATTGACCGAAAGCCCGCTTGAACGTTTACGCTAAACTTGTCAAATAATATATTCTTTTGAAATACTTCGACAACGAACCCCGCCAGCCCTGTCAAGTCAATAGGCGCGCCGCTTTCGTCGGTCAAGATTATTTCAATAGGTGTGTCGGTGTCTTTTACTATTGTCGCCATTGTTACAAATTTACTTAAATTGTTAATTCAATCGGTGTGTCGCTAATCATTTTTATATGAAACAATTGAACGTTATGAAACCCTTCGCTTTGTGGAAAATCGAAACTTTCAATAACGACTTCGCTTATTCCTTCAGGCGCAAAAGCATTAATTGAACCGAAACGCCCCAAAAATTCACTTGTAACTTTTAGCGTTTCAGGAACGGTACACAACCGAACAAGCGCTTCGACTTCAATAGCTGGGTATTCGTTTTGCCCTGTGCCTGTTAACACGCCCTTGACGTCAATTTGAAAGTCGCCGTCGCTGGCGTATTCTTTAACCGTACCGTTGCGCCCTTGTATTGCTGTTGTAACTATGTTTTTTGTCATTGTTACCGTCATAAGTGCCGTGTCAATTCGAAGCGGCTGGTATGCAATAACGCCGCTTTCAAGGTCTTGAAATTGACCGCCTTCAAACTCTAAAGAAGTAAAAACAGGCAAGCCAAAAGTCATTTCGGGCGGCACTTTGTCGCTTGTGTGCGGTGTGTCGCTTGGTTGTGTGCCGACGGCGAAAAACTTGCTTTGTAAGCTTTGAAGCGCAAAGCCTTTTATTATAAAATTCTTTTCGGTGTTGTCTAAGATCGTCGAAGAAACGCGCTTGGTTTGGTCAGGCACTTCAAGCCCCGCCGTTTCAATTAGTTCTGTTTTCGGTATTTTGCTGTTAAAGTCGGGCATTTATTCAGATATAATACTTGCGTCGGTAATTGCCGTTAAAAGCGCCCTTTCAACTTCTTCTTTTATGCGTGTTGAACTATCTTTTAAATTCGTTGTGCTTATGTTCAGCGCTTCAACAAGCTTTTCAATGTTTATATTAAAGACCTTTGGCGCGTTTGCTTTTACTTCTGAAACTTTCGCCCCAAGTGCGCCTGAGCCACCAGCCGCGCCCGTGCCGCCTGTGACGCTTGCCGTCGTTAGACTTGAACCCGAACCCGAACCCGTAAGGCTTGCTTCTTTTTCTTCTTCTTTGTCTTTGCCTTCTGCGAAACCCTTGCCGAACGCTGCGCCCGCGCCTTTGGTTATGTCGGTCATGCCTGTCGCGCTTTGAATACTTGCCGCTAAGTTAGTGCCCGCGAAGTTGTCAATTACTTTGGCAATTTGAAGAAGCGGTTGCAATATAAACGTTAAGGCGCTGCGCCCAAGCTTTTTAAAAGCGTCAATCATGCCGTCAAAGTCAAGCGTAAATATCGAAACAAGTAAGTCTTTAAACGCTGCAAAAGGTTCGATTAAAAATTTATAAACATTAACCCCTATAACTTTGATAGCTTCCCAAAGCCCCAAAATAACGCCCCGAAACGTTTCAGAATGTCGCCAAGCAAGCACAATAACAGCAACAAAAGCCGCAATTGCGGCAATAATTAAGCCTATTGGGTTCGCTGTTAACGCCGCATTAAGAAACCATTGTTGAATTGCCAGCAATTTCGTTGAAATACTTGCCGCAATTGCCGCCGCATTTAAAGCAACCAAAGCAACAGCCGCCGCGCCAACAACAATAATAAGGTCGCCCAAAGCGTCGCCGCCTTCAACTATTGAAATAGCGAAGTCAGTAAGAACGCCAAGAACAGGAATAAGCGCTTCGCCTATTGCAATTCCAACCGTTTGAAGCTTACCAATTAAGGTACTAAAACGCCCGCCAAGCGTTGCGCTTTGCTTTTCCATTAAATTAAAGAAAATACCACCTTCAGAAGTCATATTTGAAAAAGCGGTGTTCATAACGGCGCTTGTAATTTTGCCCTGACTTCCAAGCTTTAAAACTTCTTCTTTGCTTTTGCCGAACATTTTACTAAGTTCGTCAAGAATAGGAATACCACGTTCGGCAAATTGATTAAGTTCTTCAGCTTGAAGCTTGCCTTTGTTGGTTGCTTTTTGGAATATTGCCGCAAGTTCTGTTATTGGTACATTTGCCCCCGCTGCAACGTCGCCAATTTGTTTAAGTTTGTCGGTTATTTGTTCGGCTGGTATTCCAGCGGCAAGCAATAGCCGCCCCGACTTAATTATTTCGTCATTATTAAACGGCGTAATATTCGCAAATTCGTTAAGTTGTGCAATTAATACGTTTGCTTTTTCGGCGTCGCCTAAGAACGTCGCAAAAGCGACGCGCGTTTGCTCCATATTTGCCCCAAGCGTGACGATAGACTTCGCCGCCATACCAATTGCCGCCGCCGCGCCTACGCGTGCAAGTAAGCCGCCAAGACCCGCGAAGCTTGACTTTGTTTTTGTGACTTTGTTGTTAAGTTTATCGACTTGCGTTTGTGCAACCTTCAGCTTTCTTGTAAGCTGGTCGTTTAACTTAATTACGTATTCTACATTTACCGCCACTTTTTACATTTTAAACCGTTCATCTTCGCGTTTAAGACAAAATTGCAATTCGCGCCACCTATTAACCCAGTCTTCGTCAGTCAGTTCGTTTGGGTTAATCCTAAAATAAAAACGAAGCAAAGCGTCGATTTGCCGTACTTCGTCTTTTTTAGAGTTTTTAATTTCGCCAAACTGACTTAAAGCTTTTTTAGTTTCGCTTCCTTTACTTCAATTAGTTGGCACGCTGACAAACAAGCTGAAATAAAAAGGTTGTCGTTTTCTTTTATTTCTTTGTCGCCTTCAATCCAACACGAATTAAGCATTATTTCGCCCCCTTCAACAAGGTTAAGCGAACCGTCAGCTTTTAGCATTTTCGCGTAAACAATCTTTAATACTTGCAT